CCATAGCCGGATGGATGGCTTGTTCATGCGGTATAGATCCCCGCGTGTGTTACAAGAAGCAATAACGCTCACGCCGCAGCCTCCTCGAGCAGCCGACCGATCACGTACTCGTCGTGACAGTCCGCGACCGCATTCCAGACCTCCGCGTGTGGCCGGAACCACTCGCCGCGGATCCGGTGCGCGCTCAGCCTGGCGTGAAGGTCACGCTCGAGATCGGCCGGCGCCCAGACGGTGAGGACGAGGTGGAGCTCGTGCGGGTTCGCCGTCTGTAGTGTCTGAAGGCGCTCTTGCGGGTCGGCCGCGGTGCCGATCTTGATCGGCCCATCGAAGTCGACTTGGATGAAGTAGGTCCACGTCGCGCCTCCGTACAGGGTTTCCGCGCTCAGGTCGCATACACCAGTTCGATTCTGGTCGGCGCCTCTGCGTGCCTGTGTGCAGGGATTTATCACGTCTCGGTCCGGTCGGATTTCGCACCCCTGGCCCGCAGAAAGTCTCGTACCTCGGGTCGCCATTCGACGTCCTCGGTACTCGCAAGCATCTCTAGCGCCGCTTTCAGTTCGCCCTCAAGCCGCCCAACCTCGGCCGCCAACTCGATTACGGAATCCGCGAAACCGTGCAAAGCCCATAGGTCCGGGTTTCCGAGGATGCGCTCGGCCTCTACTCGAAGATCGGGTACCACGCCCTAGCTCCGGTCGGATTCCGTAGAGACGAGACGCATATCCACCGCGACGTCCCGCATATCGAGGTGCCCATACAGGTCCGCTGTCGTCTGGATCGACTCGTGTCCCAACACGAGCTGCAGCGTCTCGAGCCGGCCACGGCCGCGGAGGTAGTTCGTCGCGAACGTATGCCGTGTCAGGTGAGGATTGCGGTAGCGGACACCGGCTTCGGCGAGGCATCGCACCCACCATGTGTTGAACGACGTGTCGCCGATCGGGGTCTTTCGGCTGATGCTGTGGCCGCCGCCGGGACGCGAGTACCCGAGATGATCTGGTGGCGCCAGCCCCTCGACGAGCGCGCGCTCTGACAGTTTCCGCGCGACGACCTCCCGTGCCGGACCCTGCCGATCCTTCCCGCCCTTCCCTTCGTGGAAGACGAGCATCCCGTACGGCGCGTCGGGGGTCGCGTCCGGCAGCCAGTTGCGAAACCGGAAGTGGCGGCAGTCGGCCTTGCGCGCCCCGGTCTCGAACATCAGCGCAAACAGGGCACCGTCGCGGACCGGCAGCCCGCACAGCGCGGTGATCTCTGGTTCGGCGAACAGGTCGAACACCTTCTTCGGCTGCGGCTTGATCCGCGGCAGAGCGTCACACGGATTCGACACCCGGAGCCGCGACGCGACCGCCCACTTGAAGAACGACTTGTACGCCGCGACCCTGACCCGTCGCTCTTTCGGCTGGAACGATCGGGCGACGTGGAGCATGTCGGCGTCCTCGAAGTCCTCGATGCTTTTATCGGGGAACATGAGGCAGCCGCGTGCGAGGTCCCGCTCGTATTGGTCGAGCGTTCTTTCCGCGGCCCCACCGGTCTCAAGCCAGGCTAGGAAGTCGGCCACGGAGCGGCCCAGCCTGGTCTGCTGGTAGCTCTTGTCGCGCAGGGGGTCGAAGCCTACGACGTTCGCGGCGGCGGCGCTCACAGAAGCCCTTCCCGGGCGACTCTCAGCACATCCTGAGCCTTGCCTGACGACTCCCGCAGCTGTTGCTCAGTGATTTCACGCAAACCGTAGAGGTAGACATCACCGCATAGATTCTCGAGCGCCTTCTCTAGCGAGTCATTCCGTTCCTCCAGCGCCGCCACATATTCTGCTATCTCCACATCTGTCGATGTGTCGAGTAGATGCTGGACGTAAATGCGCCCCTCTTCTAGCAACTCCTCCAGTTTCTTGGTCCGCACGAGGACGAGTTGGTATTCGCGCAACAGAGCGCGACCAACAAGGGCCACGGTTCGGCTGCATTCAGGCGAGGCGAATAGTTCCTCGAACTCTCGCAACTGCTCAACGCTGAAGTAGTCCGTCACAGGAGTCCTTCCCGGATCGCCCGTGCGACGGCTTCGGTGATGTTTCGGGCGTCCATCTTCCGGATCGCGTTGCTGCGGTGGAACTTGACGGTGCGGGGGGTGAGCCACATCACCCGGGCGGTTTCCCGGCTTGAGTAGCCGTTCGCGGCGTGTTGGAGCATCTGGTGTTCGCGGGGGGTGAGGGGCTCGGATTCAAGGGCGACGAGGGCGGCGCTCATGCTGTGAGCTCCACGTGGTTGAGGGCTTCGTTGCCCCAGGTGTCCCAGCCAAGCCGCTGACGACGCGCGAACATTTCCAAGTAGGGGCCGTCAAAGGTTGTTTCCACGAGGTCGAGGAACGCCTCTGGCTTCGCGGAGTGCTCTCCCTTCGGCCAAAGGAACCAGGAGCTATCGACGCGCTGTTTCGCCCCCACAAGGCCTCGAGTGGCGAACAGAACGAACTCTGTGGTCGAGGCAAAGGTTCCCCCGGGACCCAGACCTTGTGGTGTCTTAGCCCAAGTCAGAAGCTTCGACGGGCGGAATCCCCACGCCCATGCCACTTCGTACGCTTCTGGTACATAGGCGTTGATCGTCCAGAGCAGGAGTACTGAGTTGCGCTCTGCCCATTCGCGCACCGGGATGCCGCAGATTTCCGTGAGCGACATGAACGCATAAGGCGCAGACCGGGGGCGAGTGTCTCCCTGCCAGCCAGTAAAGTCCGGGATCTCCCACGGTGGGTCGGCGACGATCGTGCGGTATCTCATGTGAACCTCACGATGGCGGCCACAACCATCAGCCAGAACGCCAAGCAGGCGATGAGAAGGAGCAGCCACCCGAGTAGCACGCCGAGTTCGAACCTCATCGTCCCTCCCGGAGTAGCTCCCGCCGGATCCTGCGGAGCCGTGCCAGGTACTCGCGCTTCTGATATGCGGCGTCCTCACTTACGGGCTCGATGTTCTCGACGCGCTCGATCTGCCGTTCTACCCAGACGAGATCTTCATCCGGGTCGGGCTCGGCGAACGTGTCGGCAACCCATGCGGCGGCGGAGGTGCCGATCACGTAGAAGATCACGCGGCGTCCTCACGCTTAAAGATCAGTTCGACGGTGCCGTCATCGCTCGGCTCGAACCGGAACCGAACCGGCTCTGACCATTCGCCAGCCTGCGCATCGACAAGGAACTTCGAGACCCGGGCGCAGTAGGTGCCCTCCACCGCAAGCATCTCCGCGGCGGCAGCGCAGAACCGCTCCTGAACGTCAACCCTCACGCGGCCTCGTTCCCGACGTCGTAGCGGGCATGAACAAACCCGACCGCCCGACGCAACCCCCCGGTCACCTCAACAAGCTGCTCACGGATCCCGTTCAGCTCCGGTCGCAACGCCGGATCCTCCCCCTCAATGTCATCGAGTTGGCTCATCAACTGGGTGAGCGGATAGAGGCACCCCTCGAGCCTCGAGATCAGCACGATCGCGTCGAGGCCGGACTTGAACGACGCAGCCACTAGACGCCCTGCTCCATCCGGTGCCGAACCTCCGCCGGCACGGTCAGCGCGGTCTGACCGTCAGGCATCGCAGCCGCCGCCTTCTCCACCTGCTGCCGAAGCCACGCCTCATGCTTCTCAGGGTCCTCGCGGTGACGCTCCCGGTTCGTCGCGATCCGGCCCACCATGTTCGCCTTGCCGGCGTCGACGAGGAGACCGGTGAGCCGCTCGGTTAGCGAGGCGATCTCAGAGCCGGACGTTCCCGAGGAGGGGTCAGTTCCTCCGTCCGGCTCTGACACCGCCCCACCACGCGCCCACTCTGCGAGGCGCCGGCCCGTCTCCTCCGCCAACGGCGTGTCGAGCGGCACAAGCGCCCGATGCTGCTCCTGTAGCTTGATCGGCTTCGGCACACCCGGCGTGTCCGCCATCAGCAGGAACGACGCCGTCAACTCATACGGGAGCATCTTCTCGCTGATCGGCAGCCACCCGTTCAGACCGGTAAGCGACGCCTTCGGCACGATCTTCGTCTGACCGCCCTCACGGACCGCCTCGACCTTCGGCTCAGCCCGGAAGCACAGAATGACGTGCGCGCTCACCTGAAGCAGCCGGGTCACCATCGCCTTGTGCGCTCGCTTCGGCTCGATCCACGCGGCCAGGTTCTTCTTCTGGTCGCCTGCCATGATCTCGTCGTGCCAGTCGAGACAGCCACCATCACCAGCCCACTCGTGGCTCATGGAGTCAACGACGACGACAGGGTACTCGGCGGCACCCGCCTGGATCGCGTCGGCGTACTTCCCCGGCCGGAACGGTGCGTGGATCTCGCCGTGACGCATCTCGGGGAACAGGTCGGCGTAGTGCTTCGCCCGGCCGTTCTCGGTGTCAACGATGGCGAACGGTTGGCCGCCCGCGATGCCGCGGGCGAGGAGGAGCGCCGAGTACGTCTTGCCGCTGCCGGTGCCTCCGGCTACCCCGATGAGGAGCGGCACGTTCTCGCGTCGGGCTGGGCGGAAGGTGAAGCTCATGCGGCCTCGCCTTCGGGGATGAACTCCTCCTCTATGTCCTCCCACGCGGGCCGTGTCGGGAAGCCATAGGGGGCGAAGGCTCGATTGAACCGCTTCGCGTATGGTCCGATGTAGATGACACCGTGCGGGAAGTTCTTCCCGGTCTTGTTCGGGTCCGCGTTGCCCCAAAACTTTGGTGTCGGGTTGAGAAGGATCAGGCCACTTGCAAGCTGCATCACTGGCCGCGCGATTGCCGTCTGGAACACCCACATCGGGCTCAACATGCAGAGCTGCTCCACGGTCCCGGCTTCGACGAAGTGGAGGATCCGCTCGAACCAGGGCGCGTTATTGCCGTATGGCGGGTTCAGCCAGACCCGGCCATACCAGTCGTTGTGGAACGCACTACGTCCGGTGTGGAAATAGTCGGGGATCTTGTGGGTGCGGTTCGCGAGAGGATGGGAGGCCGCATCGAGATCAATCCCGCCCATGGCCTCGCGCGCCGCGCCGATGATGTTGGGCTCTGGCATATCCGGGCCAGGAGGGGTGAAGAAATCTTGGACGCCCGCCTTCTGACTGGCCATCCACGACCAAGGCGTGTTGTAGAGCACATCGGAGGGGTCCTCGTAGTCTTGGATGATTTTCAACGGGTCCCAAGGTGGTGGTGCAATCGCGCGGCCATTCCCATCCGGGAGCCAATGTTCTGCGTCCGCCATGTGCGCGTCCATGCGATCGTCGTCGATTGACAGCGATGACCACCATTGAGAACGCAGCCAGTTGATGTAATGCACGATAGGCTCGGCCGGATAGAAGTATTCCGTCCGGCCCCCCTTGTCGGGTCGACGGTGTACCGCAAACCTCGTCTTGATGTAATCCTCGTCCTTTGTCGTGGCATGGACGGCGACGAGGGGGACGTACTCCTCCGAGGTCGTCTGCTCCTTATTGACATCCCGGAGGCGTTTCCGAAGCGTTCTCTCCTTCGTGTGGCCGATCTTGATGTCCGCCCCGGTCTTTTCGCCAAAGGCGTAGACCCAGACGCTCATGTCTGACCGTCTGTTCTGACAGTGGTACTGAGGACGTGAGAGCGTCGCGACCATCTGTTAAGCACAGCTCTCTTTCACGCCGCCATCTCCCGGAGTTCCTTCTCAAGCCACCGCGCCTCCTCATACGGCGGCAATGTCGCCCAGCAGATCTCGGAGGGGTAGCCCGGCCACGAGTCGGACGCGAGGCACCGCCGCCACGTCTCGATCGCGTAACGCACCTTGCTCGCCCCGATCGAGAGCACATCCGGGCCGGGTGCGACGACGGACAGCGCGAACGGCGGCTGCGTCTCCACGACGACCCACCGGAACTCCGGGGTCTCGCCCGTGAGTTCCTGGACAGCCCGTACGTAGAACGCCGCCTGCACGTCCCCGCCGACGCTGAACAGCGCCCGGCTATACGCCTCCGGGTTCGCGCTCCGCGACGTCGTCTTCAAATCGTCGACCGCTGTGCGGTCATGGCGCAGCCAGTCCAGGCGGGCGCGACACATGACACCACCGGGCTCCTCCCACACAAGCGTCTGCTCCGCCTGCCCATCAGTGAACAACGGTGGCTCCGCATGATGCTCAGCAAGCTGCTCCCGCACAGCCGCGACCATCGCCTGCACCTCGTCGAAGACGCTCGCGAGCAACGGAATCCTCTCAGCCGCACGCGCGGCATCCCGCTGCTCACGAGCGTCCCTTGTGCGCCAATCAGACGCAACGACCACTTCGACAGCCGCTTCGCCTTCGAGCAGGATGGCATGGGCGGCGGTGCCGATGTCGTATCGTTCCTTCTCCTCCCTTCTGTGCTCGGGGTTAAGCCTGGGATGCGCCGCCCGGGCATGCGCCGGCGACGCGCTACACAGAAGGTGCGCGATCGATGCCGATAAAGATGGCTGCTCTGATAGGTCGTCGGCGTGGTACCGCTCCGCGGTGATGTCGTAGAGGCAGCTGGTCACGCGACCGTCACCTTCCGGCGGTGATAGCCCTCACGCCACGACCGCCGCTGAGCCTCCCGCTTAAACTCCTCGTCACGCTCAACAACAGCGTCGCTGAGTCCACTCAGATGCCATAGGTCGGTGCGGCCCGCCCCGGTGATGATGCGGTCGGCGACAGCGACTGACACTGTTGGGTACTCGCCGTGGAGGATCGAGTAGATTTTCCGGGCGGCGGCGTGAAGGCTCATCGTCCCGGACCCCTCGATCTGTCGGGCTAGTGCAGACTGGCTCCCGGCGTCGGCGATCAGCTCCTCAAGGACTGGGAGGAAGGTTGCGGTCGGGATGTACACGGACGGGCCGTTGTTCACGGGTTCGTTCCTCCGCTACCAGGCTCGTCGAAGTGCCCGGCGGCCCCGTGGTCCTGCTCGTGATCCTCGACCGGCACCACGGGCTCGATGGTCGAGGTGACGATCGTGGCCCCGGACAGGTTCGTGTAGATGAACCTGTCCAGCCATCGGCGGGCGTGATCTGGCCCTTCGCAGATGCCGCGCCACGTCACGGCGAACTCGAACCGCTGCGGAGCGTCGGTCACTCGCAGTGCGCCTCTTCCAGCGCCTTGATCTCCTCCACGAGCAGCGCGATCTTCGCGTCGACCCCGTCGACCATCTCCAAATACCGCACGTGGTCATCTCGGTAGCTCTCGAGCTGTTCCTGCTTCTCAGCAAGCTCGTACGTGAGGATCCGGTCAAGGACGGTCATTAGCTGCCCCAGTACGTGTCGGGGCCAGTCCATGACCAGCCGTCGGGATCGGGGCCAACCCATGACGCGGCGACAGGACTGGCGGCCTTGCTGCCCCAGTACGCATCAGGAGCGCTGCTACCCCAGTAGGTGCCACCTGCCGCCGCCAGTGCGACGAGGATCGCGACAAGTACAAAGATCTTCTTCATGCTGCCTCCAATGAAAGTTGGTCAGGGTCGGAGAGAGAACGGCCGAGGTGAGGGGAGAGAGCCGCTCCCTCTCCATGAGCGAACGCGCCGGCCTGCCCCAGAGGACTGGCGTCAGTTCGCTCATGCAAAGGGGCGCTCCGTGAGCCCGACGAGGGGGGAGTCTCACGTCGACCCCCATCGGGCTCACGCAACGCCACAAGCCGATACAGATGCTTGTCCCCGTCGCGGCGATACACGATCTCATGGCCGCGCTTCCGCAGCTCGGAGATTCGGCTGTGCAGGACACAGAACCCGTAGAACTCGCGGGCGTCGTGTTCGGCGCCGTCGTTTAGGATCCACAGGATCCGGTCGCACTGGGTCGGCGCCTTAATAGTCACGCGCAGCCTCGCTCAGCCACCGCCAGAACCGCTCGAAATCACTGTCCTCATCCGGCAGATGCATCCTGGGTGAGCGGATGGCCTTGGCGACGTAGCTACTCAGGCGCCGCCGAATGCCCTTGAGTGTCGCCTTCGTCGGCTCCTCTTCGGTATTCGCAAGTGCCCACTGCCACGCATCAGCTTCAGACTCCAGTGTGCGGAGATATCGGTTGCCAGACGAGAGGACGTGGCCGAGTTCGTGAAGGGCGACGAAGTAGGTCATCTGCCCGCGGATCTGTGGGAGATGGACGACCGCCGACTCGCCCTTTCGCGGATGCGCGTACTGAGCTCGTCCATGTCGCCCGCGCCACTGCCAGTCGACTTCGTTGTTGAGACAAAGGTAGGCGATGTGTGCTTCGCGCTCGATGTTCTTCTCGTAGAGACTCATCGGACGCTCCCGCACTGGTAGCTAGCACCGAGCGCCGTCCGCATGAACGCCCGGGCATCCATGAACTGCCGCTCCACCCGCCGCGCCCCCATGTGGAAATACCGACGCAGGAACGGGCGGAGACGAGCGAGTCCGTAGCAGGTCGCCTGCGCCTCATTGCTGATCCCCGTGAGATGACCAACCTCATGGAGGGCGATGAGGAGCCCCGGCCCGTTGCCGTGTCGTGCGTCCGTGAGGGCACCCTCACCGATGTCGATACGGGTCCCGCCGAGGTCGGCGGTCGACGCGAACTGTTGCGGGGACCCGGGAATGATGGTGAGCGTGACGGGCTTCCCCGCGACGAGCGAGAGGGCGGCTGTGAAGGCGGCGAGGGTGAGGATCACGCCGCCTGCTCCCTGAGCTTGCAGACTGATCGGAGGAGCCAGGCTTCCAACGCGTCTTCCTCCTCCTCGTCGTCGTCGGCCTCGATCTGCTCCTCGGTGCCGGTGATCTCAACGATCCGGTCCCGCAGGGAGCCGCTCGGGCGCTGCTCGCCGTTCTCGAGGCGGATCAGATGCCGACGGCTCGCACCGAGGATCGGGGCGAAGTCCTCTTGGCTGATCGGGCGTCCGCCATCACGAGGGCTCGGGACTCTTTCCCGGGCGCGGCGGATCTTCTCGCCGTTCTCGTGATAGCGGTGCTCTGTGACAGGGGCAGTACTCACGTGACGGGAGAGTAAGTCACGTGACTCGGTTTGTCAAGGGTGAGTCACTTGTATCCGTTCGTCTTTTCCTAGAGGGTAGTCACGTGACTCAGCGGGAGGAGCTCGCGGCGCTCCCACTCAGCGAGCGAATCGCCACGCTGATCGGGGCAGCCGAAACAGACCAGGAAGGGCTAGCGGCGACCCTCGGAACACCGAGGGAGACGGTGAACCGTTGGCTGAACCATCATGCGAGGCCCGGTCGGGAGAACCGGCAGAAACTCGCTACCTACGCCTCCGAGATCTACGGGGAGACGATCGGCCCAGACCTGTTCCGGGAATACGTCACTGATCGCCCGCGACCAGATGAAGCGGTACTGCTAGAGGTGCGGGACACGCTGGCGGATCTAGCCGGGCTGCTAGCTGAGCAACGAGAACTCGTTGGTGAGATGTCTCGGCTCGTAGCTGTCTTAACGCAACGCGCAGCTGCCATTGAAGGCGGCGGAGGTCAAGAGTGATGTCGGCGCAGTCTGCGGCAAGTGGCGTGGTCTCGGCCACGGGTTCCTCCTTGATTGTTTCCCCTGAACCCGTCTGGCCGCAGAGCACACGACGGAGTAGGGGCCATCCTAGCGCGGTCGTTTGTCAAGCGCGTATCCCCCGTTTGAGGGATATCAGGCGATGATCAGCGAGCCCGGGTTGATCACGATGTCTGCGGCCACGAGGGCGAGCAGGATCAGCGTGATGAGAGCAAATCGGTTCATGTCACCCCCTCTTGAAGAGACGCGGTGAAAACTCTCGGGACGATCGCGGGACTCGTCTGTATCGCTGCGGGTGCCTACATGCTTCTCAACGAAACGCAGGCATCGAACAGCGTCTTCAACGTGCTTCTGCATGGGATCGGCGCCTATTTCGTCGGGAAGGGCTTGTTCATCATCGCGACGATTAGAACCCAGACGGCCTCGGAGGCGTCCATTCGCTTGGTCGCTCAGATCATGGCCGATCGACGGTACGGCGAGGACCTGGACAAGTAGCACTTCACCAAGCGTGCCCCCGGCGTCCATCCACGTTCGGGGGCACCCCTCTCTATCCTCTGCCCGCTCGCGCGTTTTGCGGTACGAGCCGCGCTTCGTCGGGACCCCCTCGGCCTGTTCGAGAAGGCCCACGCCGGTCAGTGTGGTACGCTTAAAGGCGACTAGTGCTGACGAAAGCGGCCTCGGGAGGGGTCGCCGCTGCTACGGCGAACCCCTCCCTGTCCGTTGCTCTAGGGTCTATCTAGAGCGGACGCGGCCTCGGCACTTTCACCGAGTCACCTCCTCCAAGGTCCGTTGTTCGTCCCTCTCGGAATCGTCCGAGAGGGAACCTTCGGTGTCGGCCCCTTTGGGCGACACAAGCTCCTGCCTCTAGTCGCGGCCGAAGGCCCCGCTGAAAGGTGGGGCCTTCTCACGGTTAGCAGAGCACCCACCACGCCTCCTCAAGAGTCGCTCCCTTCTCCGCGAGATGCCGCACCTGCTCGAGGTCGAACTCACCGGCTTCGATCAGGTCAGCAAGGTGCTGCCGCTGACCCCAGTTATAACCGAGCTGGCGGAGAACTGTGATCCGCCACTCACGGACGTCTTCCCGCTCAGTCGTGTCGTCGTCGGCCATCCCCGACGCCTTCTCACGGTTTCGGAACGGTCACCCCGGCGAGAGCGCCCACCAGGATGTACAGCAGGTTCGGGATTGACGCGACGTCGCTGCCGTTCAGGCTCAACACGACATAAGCGACGAGAACGCCGACGAGGCTGAGGAACACGAACAGCCTGGAGTCAAAAATGTCCTTCATGTCAACCTCCTGTGAGTTCGGCGCAGTCGACGGGCTTCAGCAGGTTGAGCGCCTGCCGGTAGAACTCTCGCGACGCCCGAAGACGCTCTGGGTCGGCTCGTAACGACACCTGCGCGTTGTGCTGGGCAAGAGTGAGGAGTTGCCGAAGCGTCGCGGTGTTCCGGTCTGAAACACGGCATACACCCACGGCCGCACGGCTCGCGCGGTCGCTCGCCCCGCTGACGAGCCACAGCCCAACCGTGAACGACGCTGTCACAAGCACAAACGCAACGACGATTTCCCCGCGGCGGATCTTCACGATTTTCATGGGCATGGTTTGTGTGGCCTCGGTTTGCATGGTGGCCTCGATGGGGGTCCTGGAGATCCTGGGGGTCCGGGAGAACCGGGTGGCGATGCTGGTCCTCGTGGGCCTGGTGGCCCCTGCGGGCCTGCGGGGCCGCGAGGCCCTGCCGCACCGGCTACGCCGGCTGGCCCATCGGCTCCCCGGGCACCGCGGGAGCCTCGAGCGCCTCGAGTGCCTCTGGCGCCTCGGGCACCGCGCGAGCCCGGCGCCCCCTTCTTCCCTCGCGGGCCAGCCGCTCCACGCTTGCCACGCGCGCCGATGTTCCCCACCCCGGCAGGACCTCGCTTCCCCTCGATCACCCGGGTTACGTGGACAACCTGCCGCTTCAGCTTGATGATTTCGCCGCGCTGGTCGATCTGCTGCTTCAACAGGACACCCATCACCACTGAGGCGATGACAACAGCGAGGAACGCGCCAACAACCCGCATCACCGCCCCCAGACGATCTGAAGGACCAGCGAGATCGTTGTGATGAGCGCGATGTAATAGACGACCCGGCAACGCCAGATGTGGCGACACACAATGTCCCACACGCGGGGTCGCCTCACTTCTTCTCCCCGCCGTTGTAAACGGTTTTCAGGAAGATCATCCCGGTAGCCGCGGGGATCAAGGCGGGGTTCGCCCCCTTGTCGATTAGGGCGGCATATACCATCAACCCAGCCCCCGCGTAACGTGTCAATGTCGGGAACCAGTAATCGAATCGCCGTTTCATTCAGCGGCCCGCGCACGCCTGAGTCGCCTACTTTCTTTTCGAGTAGCTGGGTCCATCCACCCATACCTCCTCCTCGCATTCACCGGCCCCACACAGGGCGTACCGCGCCACTCATATCCCAGGTGTCGCTTCCCGGATGATCTGCGCCACCGCGGTCTTCAGCGCCGGGAATTCCCGCTCGAGCACCCCGGGGCAGCTCGTCGGGAAGAACTCGTGGTGAGGGTGAATCACGCCGGCGCCCCGCATCTTGCAGCAGTCGATGATCCATGCGATCAGCCGCGCCGACGCCGCGAACTGCGCCTTCGTCATCTGCTCCGACCCGTTGTGCTCGTGTTCGATCCCGGGCTGGTCATTCTGGCCGGGGCAGTGTGCAGAGAGCACCATCCGTCCCTTCCTGATGGCCGTGTACGACTGGTGCCGCCCGACGAGGATCAGGCCGTTTCGGCAGACGAGGAAGTTGTGGCCGCTGTCGTTCCAGCCGCGGTCTGGCCCCATGTGGAACGCCTGAATGTCGCGGGCGTACCGGATCGCCTCGGCGCGCGATTCGTCCTTCGTGTTCGAAATCTCAGCGTGGTGGCCAGCGGTATGGTGGAAGATCACCCGGTCAGGTCGTCCCAGCCAGATCACCGGGGCCTTCGCTGGCATCGCGCCCCACTTGTCGGTCGTGATGATCGGCGGCTGTCGTACACGGCTCATGGCCCCGTCCCCCTCGGGGGGCTCTTGTAGGTCATTGGGATCCCTCGTTTCTGGTAGTGGCGGATGCCGCGCGGATGCTCGTTATCCCAGATGCTTCTCAGTTATTCCTCGCCGAGCTGGTCGCGCAAGACGGGGTTCCAGATCACGCCCCGGTCGATCAACCTGCGCTGAATCCTCCGAAGCAACATCGTCGCTGAGGCGATGTTCGTGTAGGACTCAACGATGGCGCGACTCACATCATTCATCCATTGCACCAAGGCTGTCTGCCGCTCGGCTTGGGTGGCAGCATCGGTGTACGCCTTTACGTCCGCCGTCAGCAGGTCGGTGATTTCCTGAACCGTCATGTCGCTGGGCTTAGTTGCCAGCGGACCCGCCACGGCTGCCCCGCAGCGATCGTCCACTCGACCCGCTCTACCCAGCAGTCCTTCGCGATCTGCGACCCCGGCACGATCCCAACGGGCTGCCGATGCACCGTGATCCGGTCGCTGATCTCACGCTGCAACGCCTGCAACCACACCTCCAGAGTGGTGTTCGGGGTGACCTCGATCTGGTCGAACCGGTAACCGGGGTCTTTCGTTCTTGCCAACAACGCCGCGGCCACGGTTGTCGCATCGCCGCTGGACAGGAACGAGGAGCGTGATTGTGTGCGGCGGAAATACTTGTTAATCGAGGTTTGATCTGACGCTTGGTGGTCGCCGCCGCTGGAGTCGGTCACATGCCAATCGTTGGTGATGTGGTCCTTGTCGAACGACGGCACCAACTCTGTATACGGCAGTGCCCCCTCCGGCACATCCGAGAACGTCCCCTGCGACACCGTCGACAACGTGTTCGTGGAGCGATGATTCTTATCGTGAAAGACAGCGTTCCCGGACGCATCAATGAAAAAGAGTCCGCCTTCGCCATTAGCGATGTCCTGCAGATAGCTGAGGATCGAGGTGGAGCCATCCATCACGATCGACGCCACCGCAAACGCGCCCGAGTCGAGAACGCGTGAGGCGGCAGGCCAATTGGCGCGGCTCAACAACGACCCTGTCGCGAGCCCCGAGCTCCCCGCGGGGATCGTCCCCACTAGGCTCACCAGCGACAACGGCTCGAACCCGTCGACAGCGGTCAGGTCAATCTCGGCGTAGTTCTGCACGTAGTCGGTTGACCATTTGCTTTCCCACCGTTCCACGAACCCCCGGAACAGCGGGTAGTAGACGCTGTTGAAGAACGCCCGGACCCGGATCTGGCGGAGTGGGACGACGTTCGGGGCGTAGGGGCTCAATGTGTTAGCCGGGTCGTAGGCGCGCACCTGGTCTTTCAGGACGAGGGTGGCGGTGCCAGCCTGGACTTGGTCGAGTTCGTACTGGCGGCCCCGGCTGATGTGGCATTCCCGCACGTCGGCGCTGATGTCGGTCCAGGTGAGCGTGGTCGGTACAACCGCGGCGGCCGCATAATGCGCCGCCACCTGCCCCGCCGATAGACCGACATTCCAGAGCGAGATCTCGTCGGCCTGCATCCCCGTGAACGACGTCGCACCCACCACCCCAACCAGCTCGAGCGCGAACATCTCGTTCGGGCCGGTCGCGTCCGGAGTGCCCGTCTCTGTCTGTGCCGCGATCACCCCGACAGCGGTTGTTTCCAGCGCCATGCCTTGCGCGTCGGCGCGCTCGGTCCCCGGGGTTTCCGTCCAGGTTCTCACGGAGGAAGCGGCGAAGAACGCTGCCACCAGCGTGTTGCTATACGCCGGCGTCAAACCGGCAGAGATCGAGGTGCTGGAGTTACCAGCGGATGCGGTTACACCGGTCGCGCCGACAGCCGAGAACGCGGCGATCATGCCGGTGATCTCTGAGATGGCGCTGCCGATCGTCCACGTGTAGGTTGCGCCACCAGCCGCGTCCGCTCCGGTCGCGATCTTCCCGTACATGAACAGCTGGAAGCTGCCGCTCGACCCGGGGCTCGTGCCCAGCAGCGTCCACCCCGCCGGGGGGGTACAGCTGTTGCCGTTGTTCGGGCGGATCGCGGCCACCAGATAGTCGCCGGTGACGGTGCCCGCCGGTGTGCTGATCGCAATCGACGTTCCCAAACCGCTGGTCGCGACCGGCCCCGACGCGCCCCGCCACCCCGGCGAAGCGGTGCTGTCATCGGTGCGGGCGACCGTCAACGGAAACGTGGTCGCGCTGATCCCCGAGCTATACGTGGTGGTCGCGTCCTGCACCTGGTTCAAATAGATCTTCAGGTTGGAGCCGTCATACACACATGCGATGTGGTACCAGGTCGCGGTTGACAACACCGACGCGGAAACCAGGGTAGTGACAGTCGAGCCGCTCCTCACTGAGAACTGCAACTTCCTGTCGGTGCGAAGCTCGAGCCAGTAGGAGCGTGTTTTCCCAACAACGGTTCGCGTCGTGCCGGGTGCGGCGGAGAACTGCAACCACAGCTCCAGCGACATCACCCCCGTCGGAGACATTGAGGGGGCGTCCGGCACCGTCCCGTCCTGCGTCGTCCCGTTAAACAGCAATGCCTGATCCGAATCCCCCGCCAACGCCCCCGCCACTAGTGTTGGGGTTGCGTCGAGAGTCATCGTGTTACCGGCCCCGGCAAGATCACCCAGGGAAGTGGTGTTATTCATCCGCCAGTACGAGGTTGGGTTGTCCGCCAAAACCGTGTTCTGGTAGCCGGCGAGGTCGATCGGGTTGTTCGGGAACGCCACCTCCACCACCAGCGTTGCCGGGGTCGCCGCGGTGAGGGTGGGGATGAAGCGGGCGGAGCCGAGACCGAGGACGATGTTGCCCGGCCGCGAGTCGGTGGTGCCGAGCTTCGCGGTGAGTGGCATTCAGCTCACCCGTACTGGTGTCACTGCGATCCAGCGGTTCGCAAACGTCCCTGTCCCGGTGCTCACCCGGTACTTGGCGGTCAGCGTCACCGCAGTCAAGCCGGTCTTGAGGCGTGTCCGCGCGGCGCTGGTGCTGGCGGTGTTGTTAGCTTGAACCGAGTCCGTGTCGACCGCACCTGTCGCACCGATGTCATAGCTCATCGCAACAATCGCGACGACCGATCCCGCAGCGTAGACCCCTATCTCCACCAGGTAGACTCCAGCGCGGGGAAGCGCAAACGATGGCCCCGCGGTCGTTAACGCCACGTAGGTCGTGGAAGCCGTGGACTCGCTCGCAGTGATTTCTGCGTAAGCCTTCGTCCCGCCGGCGAACTCCCACTTGTCGGTATTCGACGAGCCAGCGTTCCAGCGAAACATCCATTGATACGTCGGAAGCGTGACCGAATCGACTAGAATCGCCACCTGCCCATCTGTTGGGCTACCCGGTAGCGTTGTCGCATAGTTCGGCTGAATAAACTGTGCTAGCGCCCCAGCCGTCAACTCATGCGTCACCGCCGCGTTAATCAGATGTGTCGCCGCCGCCGTTCCCTCGATACCCCGCGTGACCGAACTGCAAGTGTCCCCAGAGCGTGCGCCGACGAGCATCAACTCGCTGTCGATCAACACACGGAAATTCCCCGTCGCTGGAAACGCTGCACCCTGTCCCGCCTGCAAAACAAATGAGGTCGCGCCCGTAGTCGTGATCGCCGCGTTCAGGGTCCCGACAGCGTTGTTCGCAAAAGTCTCAGCCATCTACGTGAACCCCAAGGTCGTGTTTCGCTTCTGGATCCGGTACAGCTCCCGTGTCACCGTGTCCACCAGCTCGTTCTTACTGCCGACGTAGTTCGGGAAGGTGAAGTTGTAGGTATCGCCGCCACCCTGACCGGCCGGAATGATGAACCCGGACCGCGACGGGCTGAACATCTCAGGGCCACGCTCACCAACGAGATACCTGCTACCCGAAACCACAGACCCACCACTCGCCCTCGGCTCGAACACCCTGCCGGGCCGCGGAGTGGCTTTCCCGTTCGTCGCGGAACCCGTGGTGATTGGGCCACCCTCCGGGTTGTCCTTGATCCACTTCCAGAAGTCGTTCCACGACTTCTTTTTGTTTGTCAGCATCTCGTTCCAGTCATCCAGCTGCTGCTGCAACGCGTCGCGCTGGTCGTCGCGCATGTCCTCCCAATGCCGCAAATCGGCGTCACGGCCATCCTGGTAGTCCTGCTCCCGGAGCCGCTCCTGCTCCGTCAATGACTCCGCGAGCGCCTGCCGCTGATCCGAGTACGCCGACTGGTCCGCGTCAGCCTTAGCGTCCGCCGCGGCGCGTTCGGCTGCCGCCTGCCGCTCGAGCGCCGCCGTCTCAATGTCGTATTGCGCGTCGGCGATCGCCTGCGGATCCCCGGACGCCAAAGCGTCACTCAGCGCCTTCTGCAGATCGGCGTTCGCCCGTGCCGCAGCCCGCGCCTGCAGCAACGCCTCCGTCGGTGTCAACGCTGGCGCCGCCCTCGCGGCCAACCCCCGGGCGGTCTCCTTGTCGAACGCGGCCATCACCTTCGTGAAGTCCGCCGCCATCTGCCGCAGGTGATCCTCGGTTTCGCGGTTGAACTTCCGCTCGTGATCGGCGGTCGCCTCGTCGAACGCGCGGAACATCTTCTTCGAGGCCGCGTCGAACGCCCGTTGCGCCGCCTTCGTCTGCGCCGCGATCTCGTCGGAGAGCACCTTCCCCCACTTAGCGATCTCCGCTTTCGTCCTCGCAAGATCAGCCGGGGTCATGTGCGGATGCAGATGCGCCTTGAGTTTCTTCAGATGGTCCTCGGCGGCTTTTTCGATGGCGTCCATCGGGCCGGCCATCCCGCCGATCACCTTGTTCGCCTCCGTCAGCCTCGCCGTGACAGACGCTTTGGCGCTGATGATCGTGGCGACGGTGGCGCCCTTCCATACCGGGGCCGTCGCCTTGGACGTTCCTACGGTGAGAGCACCTGTGGCACCGCCAGTGTCACCGCCGGTAGACGCGGATGCTGCTGTGGCGCCCCCTTTGGCGCCGCCGCCGCTGATCTTGGCGTTGCCGCCCCACCAGCGCGCCGACATACCGTTCCAGCCGAATGCTGACAACGGCACGATCTTTACGTGATCCCCGGTATGCGGATCCTCGAGCACCATCCCTTTGCCGATGTACAAACCGACATGCCCGGGATGGATGCCTTCGGCGAAGACGAGGTCGCCTGGCAGTAGGGGTTTCGCGTTTTTGATCGGTGCCGATGAGAACTGCGCCTGCGATGTGCGCGGCAGAGAAATCCCGTTCTTGCGGAACACCGCCACCATTAATCCGGAGCAATCAGTGGGTTTGCTTAGCGACGGTGCGCCACCGTACTGGTAGGGGACACCCAACGATCCCTGCGCCGTGGAAACGAGACCACGCTGGATAGCGGTCCCACCAGTAACGGTCGGAGCGCCCTTGGGGCCGCCCATCTGTCGGCTCGGCCCGGTGTTCCCGGACGCGCCGAACTGGTTGGCGTTGCCGCTCCCGAAAAGCCAGTCGCCGAGCAGCCCGAGATGGTGGCTGCCGCCCCCGAACATCGAGCGCGCCGACTTGCTGAGCCACGACCCCTTGCCGTGGTGCAAGTGGAGGAAGACGTCGATCGCGATCGTTATCGCGCCGATCTTCGCGAGCGCTCGCAGGTTCGACAGCAGCCCCAGCTTGCCCGTCCCCGTCGCGAGCGCCGCCCCAGCGGCCTCCGTCTTCACCAGCCCCAACGCGACGGACATCGCCCGCAGCTTCCCCACGATCCCCAATGCGAACAGCAGCTCGAACGAATGTTTTGTGCCGCCGAGCGCGTTGTTGAGAGCCTTCGCCGGAACCGCCAGCAGCTGTATCGCGTCCTTCAACCCGCCGAGCAGGGCTGTCGCGGTGTCGACCGTTTTGTTTAGGTCCTCCTGGATCTTCTTCTGGTGCTCCGTGCTTCCCAGCCAGTCCGCCATTTTCGTCGTGATCTTCAACACCGTCGGCAAAAGTGCGTTCCCGATCGTGACCTCGGTGTCGTGGATCTCCGCCTTCAGCTTCTTCATCTGAACCTCAGCGGAACCCTGCTCCCGACGCCACGTCTCGCTCGCCGCCTTCGACTGCCCCTGAATCAGCGAATACGTCGCCTGAGCCTTCTGCGCCGCCGACAACGACCCCGTAACCCCCGCTGTCGCTTTCGCCAGCGCGTCATGCGCCTTCTTCACCGCAAGATCAGCAGAGGCGACCTGGGTCGTGTTCTCCCCGTATTTCTTGTGCGCCTCAGCAGCCTTAGCGGACGCGATCGCAAGCCGTGTCTGCGCCTCCTCAACCGCACGGCTACTCACCGCCGACTTCACCATGCCGAGACGCATCGCCTCAGCCTTGATCGTGGTCTGGTCGATCACGATCCCATACGCCTTCAGGGCACGGGTCCGGCCCGTCAATCCACCGGCCAGGGCGGCGGCGGCTTCCTCCTGCGTCTTCCCTGCGAACAACGCGAGCTTCGCAGACAGCTCCGTCAGCGACTTCGACATGTCGAGCGCGACACCCTTGCCGACACCCATCACCTTCAGCATCTGCCCGAACTGGTTCGCAGACTTCAACGCCTCCGCACTACTAATCCCGAACGCGTGCGCCGTCGTCTTCGACCACGTCTCGACAGCCTTGCTGTTCGACCCGAACACCGCACGGGTCTTCGCCATCTCCTTCTCGAGGCTCATGGCAGCCTCAACCGAGCCCTTCACCACAGTCGTGAAGCCAGCGGCGCCGAGGAACGCCCCGGACGCGAACGCAATAGAACGCCCTAGATGGCTGAACGCACCGCTAGCGGAAGCAGCACCGCGGCTCGCCTTGCCAAGATGCCCCTCGAACTCCTTGACGTTCCGGGAGGCACCGTTCAGGGACCGCTGCAGCGGCTTAGCGTCGCCGAGGATCTTGACTTCGATGTTCTTAGCCAAGTGGTGTCGGCTCCTGCCCCGCGGTCGCGGTGCCGATCTTGTACGCCTCCAGCTCGAACGGCGTAAGATCCTGCATCTGCCAGGGTTTCAGGTGAAATCGCGCGTCCATCACTAACGTCCACTCCTGCCGGGGATTGATTTCATAGAGGGCGGTGTAGACGGCGGGTTCTATGCGGCGGGTTCTGCGACGGCCGGAGTCTCCTGCGCCGTCGCTTCGGCCGGGGGGCCACCATTCACTTCCTCATCCCTGAAGTCCAGCTGGATCTTGTCGAGCTCGAGGTCGAAGAACTGCTCTTCGTTCACGAGCTGACCGGCCCGGTCGGCGGCGGTGATCGCGAACGCCATCGCGACATCCGTATCCCCAGCCTCCAACGCCGGGAACAACTCGCCGGCGCGGAGACCAGTGAGCCGCTTAATGCGGTTCATCTCCCGGTAGGTGAAGTTGTCGGGCATCTCGTAGGAGCGCCCGTCGATCGAGATCTTCGCCACCCTTGTTCCTTTCGTTAGAAGGCGTCGCTGATCAGCGTGTCGAGAACCGCTTCGACCCCGAGCATCGCCTCGGCGTGTTTGTGTTCGATGGCTTGGCCGAGGAATGAGCGGTCCCCGTACTTCTTCTCGAACTCGATCCTGGCCGGGTAGTTGTAACCACGGTGCCTAGCCGTGTCCGCCACGTACGCGTAAGAGCTGCGGAACCCCGGCCGGATCCCCGCGATCAAATCACCGGACTGGCGGAGCCCCTTCTGCTCTGCGACCTGCCGTGCCTCAACCGCGACCATCCCCGCGACCGCCACCAGACCTCCGCGGACGGTGGAGCGAAGGTCTTTGTCGACCTTGTTAAGGGCACGGAGTAACTGGCCGATCCCCTCGGTTTTGATGACGATGGATTCAGACATGAAAAAACCGCCTTGCGGCGGCCACCAGGAAACGATGAGCCACGCGGATCAGGCGCTCGGATATGTGATCCCAGCCTGGGCGCCGTTCACGAACTCCGCCGAGATCTCGGAGGCGGCACCAACCCCGCCGTCAATGAAGTTGTAGTTCATCAACAGTCCGGACATGACGGCTGCCGGGTTCGTCGCTGACCGTGCCCCCGATGTTGGCCTGACCTCGATCGTGACCGGCGTCGACGAGCCGAGCAACGGCTGCAGGGTCGCGTGTACCTTGCCGGCCGCGAAGTCCTGGAACAACTGGATCGTCATCTTCGCGTCACCCAGCCCCTTCGTAACCGCTTTGCTGGTTGCGCCCATCGCGGTGATGTCAACCGAGTCCCTGTTGTCCTCCACCGTCACCTTCGATGCGTGGTCGGACAGGGTCACACCGTTGATGATCACCAGTGCGTCTGTGAGGACACTGATAGCCATCTACTCCTCCTTCTTCTTGCGCTTTGGTTTTGCCACTGGCGTTTCGACCCGCTCGATGTGGTTGACTAGCTGGGCCTCCCGGGCCAGGGGGATGGCGGCCTCGAACTCGCTTCCAGGCTCATGCCCGTCCACGTCGCTTCCGCCGATGACCCGGTACTTGCGGGGCAGGAGTTCCAATAGGCCGGAGTTGAGGTTCTCCAGCTCATCCTCCGGTGAGAAATCCTTCTCGAACTCCTCCCCCTGTGCGTAGCTGCCGTCCTCGGTGTGGATGAGCAACGGCAACAGGTTTCTGTAGCGGCTCACGGCTGGATGAGCTTGAAGACGCCAGCCGTCACTGTGGTCGTGAAGCTGTGGGTGACGGTCGCCAAGCCGGTCGTGGGGTCGGCAAAGAAGTTCGCTGGGAGCGGGCCTATCATCCGCTCCTGCCCGTTCGTCACCGACACCGTGTTGTCAGCGATCGTTAGACCGCCGGGCGGGTCCCCCTGAAGAACCGCGATCACACACGAATCGGGTGAGCCGCCGGCGTTCTTCACGTGGATGAACGTGTTCGCGTCCGGTAGGAACGTGTCGGACGCGGCAACGGCCGTATATGCGGGTGTCACCCCGGCCCGGGTGATGTTCTGCACGGTCAGTAGCGCCATTCCCTTTCCTCCTTAACTGACGATGGATCCGTACTCGATCGTGTATTCGCAGCGGGTCACCCAGCCGCCCTTGTCGCTCGGGAACGGCCGGTAAGAGATGTCCGTCACCATCCCCTTCTTTACTGTGTCCACTGCCAGGGTTTGGTTGTCGCGAAGCTGAAGGATGATCTCGTCGAGAATCAGAGCAGCCCGATCCCAGGAAGCTTGGAACGCGACGTCAGTGTTCGGGTCGGTCGCGTATGTCTGGATCGCGCCCATGAACTTGTAGGCGTCCTCACGGCGGTTCCCCATCGCCACGTATTCCTGCCCGCCCGCCACTGGGGTCGGAGCTCGCAATAGGACGACACGGTCGACCTCGGTGTTGTCCCCCCCAAGCACCAACTCCACCAAGACTGAGCTGAGTGCCCCGGCGGCGAACCTCGTTACGAGGGCAGCCTTCAAGGCCACCACGAAGGCGGCGGCTGTCGAGCTGGCGGCCATTCAGGCTGGGATCAGGTCGGTCTCGTCGTACCGTGCGAGGGTCGCATCGACGATCGGGATCCCCGTCGGGAAGTTCCGGCCGGGGACAGAGAGGCGGACGGATCCGAGGTCATTGTCGAAACTGATCATCCGGTCGCTGATGTCGCTCGATACGAGGTCATACCGCGCCATCACCATCCCCACCCGCGCGATATCGGCAGGCGGTGAGGGCCAGCCATGCTCGTAGGCGACCGTGACGTTCTGCAGGCTGCTCAGGGACGGCCAGGGCCAAACCACGGGCCGTTCGACACGTCCGGTCGGGTACGGCTTCAGCGCGGTTAGGTCAGCACCCGTGATCGCTGTTCCGTTCGCGGAGGCGGCGATGATCCTCGAGACACGCTTCCGCTTCAGCCACAACCTGGTTGAGCCGGTGCCGTCGATGACTTCACGCTCATATCGGGGGATGAACGACACACCGCAGATGTCCTGGAACATGTCGGTGATCCTCTCCCGCGCCGCGCGCAGATCGGCGTCCGGGTAGGTCGTCGCGTTCGCCAAGACCTTGTCACCGAACGCCCGTAGGTCCGCGAGCGGGAACAGGTAGCCACCGACGACCTCCGCGAACGTCTGCACCGACTGTGCCGCCCCGCCGAAGGTGCCCGTCCATGTGGCGGTGAGCGAGTCAAGTTCCGATTGGGCGGCGAGGGAATACACATATCGGCCGGCGCCGCCTGTTTGGGTGGTGGCGCCCCCGGCGACGAGCGTTGACCCGTCCGCGCGGAGGATAGTGACGGTAACGGCTCCGTCCGCGTTACCGACCGAGAACGTCACCTCCAACGTGGCGACGGTGTTTTTGAGGATCTGGGAGGCCGCCATTACATGCCGTTCTCGGCCACATCGCCTACCGTGCGGACCGCGAGTCCCTGGGTCGCGATCTCATCCACTATCTGGTTAAAGATCGTGGACGTCATCTGCGTACTCGCACTAGCCGCACCGCTGGTGATGTCGTGGAACACGAGGATCAGCCATTCCTTGTTCGCCACAGCCCGCGTAATAGCGGTCTGCACTTGCACGAACGTGGTGGTGTTGTCCGTGTTGAAGACCCGGAGCTTGTTCCAGTCCGCCGGCGGGTAGGTCTCCCGCGAGAGGCTGTAGGTCGTGCGGGTGCTGAGGAAGTACCTCCGCGCGTACTTGTAGACCGTGGAGTTGTGCTCGCCCTTCGGCAGCGCGAGGTGGTTCGACCCGTTGAAGCCGGCCTGCATGAGCCACGCCTGGATCTCCAGCATCTCGGCCTCTATCTCCGTGGCCGACAGCGACGCGAAGCCACTGGACAGGTTGTGGTTCGCCACGGTGTCCGCGTGGGCGCTGACGTCCCAGCCGTGCAGGTCGTGCAGCGCCTGGATCTGCCCGAGTGACATGTAGCCGGTCGTGTCCACGAGGTCCCGGATGATGTACGTCGTGGCCGGGTAGCGGTACTGCGAGAGCTTGGCCCGCGCGTTGGTGTACTGGGTGGCCCAGCCGTCGTCGAACGTCAGCGACACTATCCCTGCCGCGGGCCCGGGGACCAGCTCGATGCCGCCGAACTGCACTTGGATCGCTTGCCCGTTCTGATCCTGCACGCGAAGCCAGAACGAGTTGATAGCCGCCCGGTTCGGCGAACCAACAACTGTAAATTCCCCGAACGAGAAGGTGACGCCCGTCCAGTCGTTGTCCGCACTGATGAAGTGCCGTTGTGTCGGGGTCCCGAGGTTCCCGAATTCCTTCTGATAGTAGTTCGACGCGACGTTGTCACTTGAGACATAGAGCGTTATCGTCGCGATGTTCGTGATGTCAGAGGTAACGGGCAGGCGCACCCATACTCGGACCATCTTCCCCGTCAGGTCGAGAGTCGGGGAGATCGAGTTCTTCTTGATGAAAGCCACCCCACCTGCGCCGTCCGTGGTGACCTTCACGGACTGCGAGCCATGCACAAAGGATGACGTCTCGGGATCTGTGAACGTACCCGGTCCGCTTAAGAAGAAGCCGTGCCCAGCCTGGAACCTCGTGAACATGGTCGTCGCGATCCGCTTCGGACGAATCCGGGCGGTAGCGGGGGCGCTCTTGATATTCCCGTCCGTGCCGTGGGCCACGCTAAGGAACTCGTTGAGCACGGTCCCCCATGCGCCGTTATCACCATTGATGGTGGGCAGCCTCGCCATTAGCCCCTGTAGCTCCCGCCGCCGTAGTAACGGGCACCGTAATCGAACAGGATCCCTTGCGCCCCCGCACTGGTGTCCATGCTCGCCTCGCCCGAGTCGGCATCCATCACGGCGACGGTCATTAGGTCATCCATCGACCCTGCCGCCTGGTCGCCGTCGAAGGTTGCGCTTGCCTGGTCGCCCTCGAGCCAGAACGACGGGATGGCCTGCGCGAGCCCACTGATGAGCTTGCCGACGATGCTCTTCGCGGCGCCGGCTTGCCGTGGCCGCCGGACGAGTTTGATAGCCAGTGGCCGAAACGTGACCGATGCACCAACGACCGCTGGCGGTCTGAGCCTGGTTTGTGCGCGCGGGATGCGCTTGACTCGGGCTAGACGGGTCGTGATCGGCGCTAGGAGCGCCTGTACGACGACGGCGAGGCTCGCCGGGGGTTGGAGCCGACTGGTGGTCTTCCGCGCCTGAGGGGGCGTCCGGGCCAACCGCACTTCGAGCGGGCCGAAGACGACACTCGCTCCAAGGATCGCCGGCCCACGCAGCTTGTAGGTATTCCGGCGTGATGCCAACGGCCGCGCCAACCTGATCGTGACCGGGGCGAACGGTGCGAGGACCCCGGCCGCTGTGACAACCGTCGGCGGCCTGACCGTGCTGCGTGTGAGCCGCGGAGCCTTCCACTCCGCTATCGACACTGCGAGCGGTCGGAACGTGATCGCCCCCGCCACAACCGCGGGTGGGGCGAGCCGGAAGTCGGTACGCGGCGGCGGCTTCGCCCGGGTAATCCTGACCGTAACCGGGGCGGCCAGGAACGGTGTCGCTACCGCACCGAAAACCGCCGGTGGTTGAAGCCTGCTGAGTGTGTGCTGCGAGGATCGTGGTGGCCTGGCTAGCTTCGACGCGATCGGCCGGAACGTGACCGACGCGGCGACGACGGTCGGTGAACCAAGCCTCGAGTGTGGCTTCCGCGCCTGCCCCGGTGCCGGAGCCAGCCGCACCCGAACCGGTGAGAACGTGATCGCTGGTGCAACTACAGCCGGCTTGCGGAGAACAGACTGTGCTGTAGATCGAAGGAGCCGCGCCATTCATCAAGGCTGTGGTGCTATGACCGGAACCCCGTGGTCGATCTCCAGATGGCTGCGGAATTGTTCGGCTAGGAGATTCCAGTCTTCCCCGTTCTGGGCCCAGTTGCAGTAAGGGCAGCGGGCCTGAAGCCCGTCCGACATGGATGGGATGTCCCAAAACCTGCTCATGGTTTCCCGGCCGCGCTCTTGCAGGAGTCGGAGCAGAACGTGCCCTTCCGGCCGGATGGGATGACGGCCCCGCAGTTTTTGCAGTTGCCGGCCATTACTCTTCCCAGACCAGTCCGCAGTACACGTTGACGGACGCGGCGGGGGTGTTGCGGATTCGCAGGAACGTCGAGATCGCCACCTCCGGTTCACGGCCGAGGGGATACTGGATGTAGATCCCCGAGGTGGGCGGAACGAAGTGGGCGATCGAGTTCGGGTTGGTTGCCGGCGTTACCTCAGCCGTCGCCGTGTACCCACTGTTGGATGTTCCGAGCGTGATCGCCGGGGCGACGGAGTTCGGCTCGTACTTCATAATGTCCGCCGCCACATACGCCGTCACGGTTGTGCATGGTGCGGTTCCGTGGCGTAGCAGTTCAACCTTGACGGGTGTCGCGGCGGCGGAGTTGTCGCCTTCCCACCACCATTCCGTCACGCGTGCCTCACGGGCCGCCGACGTGGAGAACTGAAGCATCGTTTTGACCGCGGTTGCGTTGACCGCGACCGGGGCTGCCGCGCCTGGAGCGGCCCCGTTGACTACTTGGTAACTCTTAGCCATCGCTCCTCCTTAGAGCCTTGGTGACAGGATCTGGGTGATCTGCGGCCCGTCCTTGTGGCGGGCTGGGCATTCGGACTCCATGTGTTCCCGTAGCGCGTCCTGCATCTGGTCGCGTGGCCCGTAGCCGACCTTGCCGCATTTGCTGCAGCGCATCGCGACCGGGAAGCCTGGGTCGAAGCGTTCCGTGGCGGGGTGCGGCCGGATGAGGGCGTCCTGCATCCGGCGCAACGTCGCGCCTGTTGGTCTTGGGGTGAACACGAGTTAGTAGACGCTCGAGCGGTTGACGGCCTGCAAGTAGAGATGCAGGGAAGCGATGAACGCGACGGCCTGCTGGAAAGTGAGGTCGGAGCGAGGCTGGGCGACCAACGGCCCGGGGCCAGGAAGGTTCAGCCGCAAGTCAGTTCATCCAATAGCCGAGGCACCAGTGGACAGTAAACGAGCCGGCGACGCTGAGGGTTTTCGTGAAAGCGATTGCGTTCGCGACCGACTGGTCGAACACCGCCGAAGTACCGCCGAACGTCACCGTAAGCGGGCCGGCCCCGGCTGTACCGACAACACCCATCGTGTGGAACAACCCTTCGCCCATCATCGTCGCGTTGTTTCCGCCGGGAGCACCGATTGTTCGGCAGACCCAGGCACTATCCAGCCACCACGCGACAGCCGTCAAGGCGGTGCCAGGAACGGTCTGTGCGCCCGAGGCTCCGAGTGTTGTGCCGATCGCGTTCGTGGTCGTGATCCCCGGTGAGATCGTCAACGCCCCGGTCGTCGCGGTCGTCAGGATCCCGCCAGCCTTCACGCAGTACACCCTTGAGGGCCGCGCTTCGTCACCGTAGAACTTCGTGTATTGCAACGGGTTCCACATCAGCACCGCCGTCGTAGCCACATCGGCGGCGAGCGGTGACGCGATCGGCGCGTCGAGGTACGGGCCGTCCTGCAGGTACTGTCGGGCCATTAGAGGTTCCTTCCTTGCGGCATGAGCGGAGTCTGAGTGAACGTATCCGGGGCACGGAATGGAGAGGAAGAGTATGGACCCGGCCCCGGGAACCCAACCGCGTTAACGTTCAGATCGTCGTGCCACCATGTGTAGTTGATCGTCGTTGACGCAGCGTTCATGCCGATCCGGATCTCGTCGCACGACGCACCCGTGTTCGTGGCGGTGAACGTCGCCTGTGTCCCCGTTCGCGTCGAGGCGTCACCGGCGAACCACTGCGCCTCGCCGCTCCCGGTGGTGGCGTTGAAGATCACGTGGAACTCCATTCGGTTCCACTGGTTCAGCGTGAACGCTGTATCGTTCAGCGTCCCCACCGACGTGTCCCCCGGGAACTTCCACTGCATCAACCCCGTGTTGTTCGGGGCGCCAAGATTGCCGAGTAGGCTGCCGCCGCTGAAGAACGCTATCCCGCGGATCGTCGAGCTCGGGTTCGCGGTCATGTATGTGTACACGGCCCCCCACAGTTCGGTGACGCCGCCGACCGTGTTCCAGATCACATGTGTGGGCTGGTTCGTCGCGCCGATCGCGATCTTGAAACCCAACGTGCCGTGGGCGGCGTGGACACTGTCATAGGTGAGGGTCGCGCTCGCGCCGATGGTGACACCGGTGAACGCGTCCGCGTTCGGCCCGCCGCTGTTACCGGTTGTGACGGTAGCCGTGTCCGTGCCTGACTCGGCGTTATTCAACAGTGGGAGCGCCATCTACCGGCAGGTCCCTGAGCCCTGGTCATGGAACGAAGCACCCGTGATCGGGACGAACTCGAAGTCATAGCTGGCCGAGTGCAACGTCAGCTTGAGAACGCCGTAGCTGGTGTTGTCACGAATCGTCGGCATCGGACTGGTCGTGGTGAAGTCGTAGTGGCCCCACCCGCCGGTACCAGCGACGAACTCCTGGATGCCGTTCGGGTCGCTCTGCCCAGCCGGGTTGAGGAGCCCGTACCGCTGGTAGGTGTGGTCATGGCCGTTCAGCACGACGTCGACGTGGGCGTTGTAGAGGTCCGTCCAGACGGTGTCCCAGGTGGATGAGTTGCCGTGGACGCTGCCGGAGCTCCAGCGTGGCTCATGCCAGTAGGCGAGGGTGCAAGCGTTGGGATAGGCGGCGAGATCCTGCCTCAACCATGTTTCTTCAGCGGACCCCGAGGAGGGGGTGATGCCTGAGTCTGAGGCGAGCACAATGATGTGCCAGGTGCCGAGGTCATAGCTGTAATACGGGGCTGGGGCTTGGGCGCCGTAGTAGCTGAAGTACCCGGCCGCCCCCGTGGTGTGGTAGTCGTGGTTGCCCGTGGCCGGGTGGGTGATGCTCTTGAAGCGTCCCCAGTTCGGGTCGTAGTAGGCGTTGTACTCGGTGAGAGTGCCGTCCTCGTAGGCGTTGTCGCCGACCGTGAACACCGCCGTTGGGTTCAGGGTCTGGATCAGGTCGGCGGTCGGTGTGCAGCTCGCCGCTGACCCGCACGAGTCACCTGCTCCGACCAGGACCGGATCAGTAGAAGGAGGAGGCGGAGTTGTCGTCGTCGTAGGAGTAGTCGTGCTAGTCGTAGATCCGCCGCCGCCTGAACAGCAAGGACTCGGCCGCCCACGGTTGTACGCCTGAATCTCATTCAAAACCTCCGGGTGAGCCGTTAGCGGGTCGTTCTGCCAGTTCCATGAGAACGTCAGGTACCCATGCAACCCGGTGAGCGCGGGGTCTTTGAGCCGCTCGAGCATCTGCGACTCCTCCGACGCGGTAGGCCAGCGCCACTCCCCAGCCTCACGGAACGCCTGCAACGCAACGAAGTACGGCTGCGGCAGCGACTGCGCGACCGCGAGGACATGGTCGAGCCACGCGAAGTCACAGGTGGAGGTGTCCCGCTCGTAGCAGATGTACGGGTTGTAGTTCACATAGTCAGCCGTGCCGACCCACTCGCTCCCGTACGCGTCGAAATGCGGCCGGTCGTTCGAGTCCAACCCGATCAGCGTGTACTTCGACGGCGCCAACGAATGAATCAGATCAGAGCGCGCTTTATGCTGCGCCGGCGCGCTCGGGCAGTCCCATGGGTGCGGTTCGTTCGAGAAGTAGAAGCCGGCCACCTTGTCCGAGCTCGCGAGCTGCGACACGATGTCGATGACATAGGCGTCGTCCTTCTCCCACGTACAGGTGGCGTTGTCGTAGTCGTACAGCCACACCTGCGCCTGCGTCCCCGCCGGCACCGCCAACGCCTCGCTCACCGTGGAAACGTCGATCAGGTTGTACCCATACGACGGCATCAACGCCTGATCGGCCCGGTTTGAGTAGGCGAACCGCCACTGGGCCGGCCATGCGTTCGGTGGCGGCGGGGTGGTAATCGTAGTAGGAGCCGTCGTGGTCCCAGGATTCGTGACGGTGACGGTCACGGTGCTGATGACCGTCGAAACCACCGTGCGTGTAACCGTCGCGCATGTCCTCACAGCCTCGGCAGGGGTGGTCCCAGTGGCAAGCAGCAGCCCCGCCGTGAACAGGGCGGCCAGGAGGAGCAGCTTCCGCATTTAGGCGAGGAGTTCCTTCGCGGAGCCGAGATGAGCAACGAACTCGCTTGCGGTCGTCAGCACGGCCTGCGCGTTCCGCCACATCTGCAGCAGTTCGTCCTCCGTGTCATCAGGGGGTTCGACGCCGGCGGCCTTTAATGCTTCGCCGTAGCGGATCAGCCGCATCGTCAGCACCGCCTCCGTCTTCCGGTAGTCCGCGATCCGGGCCTCAAGCAAATCGGCCGGGACGAGCGGAGCAACACGCTCCGCACTCACGCCGAAACCGCCACCGGAACATCGGGTCGCCGGTACAGCATCGACACCGTGTCATCGTGCAGAACCGCCGGGTGCCACTGCCCGTCCTGCCACTCCGGCGACACCGTGTGCAACGCGATATGGCCGAGCGTGATCTCCGGGTCACACCAGAGCCGGAACCCTGCCTCCCGCACCTTCTGGCAAAAATGGAGATCCTCGTTCAGCCCGTGGGCATCCGGGGAGGGGGTGAACCACGGATCACCGACCGCCTCAAGCACATCGCGGCGAATCAGCATCCCCGCCGACCCGGCTGCATGGATTTCCACCAGTCCGCTCCGCGGCAGATCCGCGACGACGTAGGCGCCATCCTCGTTCTGGTGCGAAAACACGACCGGTTTCCACGGCGGATACCGCTTCAAGCAGTGCGGCACGATCACATCTACGTCGTGGGCGATCAGCCGGACCAACGTGTCCTGCGGAAACGCATGGTCATCGCCCATCACCCACAGCCACTCATACTCGCCGGCCAATGTCTTCCGGCAGAGCTGGTTGCAGTTGCCGGACACGTCGACGCCTTTCGCCCAGACGAGCCCGGATCCGGGCGGCATGGTCGCCATCACGCTGATCAGTGACGTCGTGAACGCCGAGAATCGCGATAGCTCGCCGGAGGTGACACCGATCATCACGCCCTGCCGCATCGGTCGACCCCCGTTCGCGCCGCTCACGCGCGATCCTTCACCCTGAGATCGTCCAGCGCCTCGCAGAACAGACGTTTAACGGCCTCCCAGAAGTCAGCGCGGTCACGTTCGACCTCGTCCTTGGCGACCGGGCAGGTGACTGTGATTGTGACTGCGTTCTCGTTCACGCTTCGACGGGCTCCGCGTCGTCCTCCGGAACGAACGCGCCCGGGCATTCCTTCACCGCCGGATGTGACCTCTTGACCTTCTGCCCCTCCTTGAACGCGTAGGGGACACCGAGGTCACCAGGATCCCTGGGTTCGTCCTTGTTGATGACCGCCGGCTCGCCAGTGCGCTTGTTGATGACCTGCACCCGGTCGTACTCGGGTGGCCTTCCGCCGACGTTGATGACGATCGCTTCGCGTGCGACGACCATCCCGCTCGGTTTGCGTGGCATGTCTGTCTCCTTTTCGCGGGGGGCCCGGCCGCCGCGACCAGCCGGGCCCCATGGTTCCACCGAGGTTAGCCCCAGCGGTGCTTCTTCTTTCGTTTAAGCAACGAGCTGTCTGCCTAGGGCGTATCGACCATTGCGTTCACCAACCCTCGCCCTCGAACAGGCCCACCGCCCAACTTAGGCGACGGGCCTGTTCGATTGCAGGACTCATCCCCACCTGTGCTTCTTCTTTTCGGCCTGGTACTTCTCGCCGTGCTCGAGCACTTGTTCTACGTTGTTGTGCTTGAGCTCCGGTGCCGGGCCGACCTTCTCGAGCGCCTTCCCCGACGGGGTATCAGGTGCCTCTTCTGCTGGCTTCTTCTTCTCAGCCATCGGGCTCACGCCAGCTTCAGCGTGCGGAAGGCATTTGCGTCAAGCACCTTCGCGCCCACGCGCCAGTACGCGATCAGACCGCGCTGCATCGTCGGGAGGTTTCCCTGCGCCGCACCGAACAGATGCGGGATCGTCTCGATCGTCAACCCGACCCGGTCGACGATCTTGTAGTACGAGAAGTCCCCGACCACACCGATCAACTGGCCGGTCGTGAACGTCCCTGACTGTGCGGTTGCCTCATAGGCTGGCTTGCCGAGCAGACCCGCTCCCATGCGACCATCCGAGAAGCTATCCGGGATTGCCGCAGAACGCTGCTGCAGGTTGTCGATCCACAGGTTTGCGCCCCCGGCTGTATCCAGCTGGCGAATGCGGTCGGCGACCGCGTTGTTGAGCGTCCACGACGCCCCGCGGCGGAACCGCGGACCCAACGCATTGTGGACACCGTAGACGTCCGCCACCACAAGCGAGTTGGTGTTGGAGGCGGTGAACACGGTGGTGGCGCCGGTGATGACACCGAACGGCTCATTGGTGCCGGATCCAACCGCGAACTTCGTTGCTTCCAGGACGTCCTTGGAGTCCTGGATCATCCCGGCCATCTCCGAGCTGAACGACGCCCAGTCCTGCCCGATCTCGATCGAGAACGGCACGAACGCACGTGCCATCTCCGTCGACACCGTCGGCTGCGCCAAGGTCGGCGACGCATCGGTTACCGCTGCTGCCTCGGCCTGGAACGACGCCGTGATGCCGGCGGAGCTCACGCCGCGCCACTCATCGACGTTCTGAACGGTCACGCTTGAGATCGCCCGGTACGGGTTGATCGCACCCGACCCGGTCTGGATCACAGAAGGGTCGAGCACGAACGGCACCGCGAAACCACCGGACGTCGTCGTCAGAGACGCAGCACGGAACAGCATCTGCTCCTCGCTCTGTGACCGCGGCTGCCCGGCCAGGTACTTCGTAAACGCCGTCTTGTAGCCCGGCGAGCCGGTCATCAGCAGGTATCGCGAGAACGACCCCTGCTCGTCGTCGATCCGCTCAACCAGCCCCTCGATATGACCCTGCACCTCTTCGTGCTTGGCCTTCTCGTGCGGGAACCGGGCCCGCTCAATCGCCCGTCGCGCACGGTCGCGCAGCTCCGCACCCTCAACAGCGGGGTCATCGAAGCTACGGCGGACCGAGCCGAGGTTATAGATGTCGTCGCCCTTCACAGCACCGGGCCGTGAAATGTTCGGCATCTCAAGGGCCTCGGTGTTGCCGGTCTTCTTCGCCGTCTCCTCGATGATCTGCTCACGCCGGAGGATCTCGTCGAGGGTCTCCTCCTTCTCCTTGATCTCGTCGCAGATGACGTTGAACTTGTCCCGTACTTCCTGCGGGAAGCGCTTCCCCGCGTACTCGGTGTCGATCGCCTCTCGGCGTTCGATGAGCTCCTTGATCTCTGCTCGGAGCTCGTCTGTTCCTACAGCCGCCACGGTGTTTCCCCCTTTCCTGGGTTTAGGTAGTCGTGGCTTGGCTGAGTGCTGCGGCTCCGCTGCGGAGCAGGTTCCTCCTGCTCCTCACGCCCCGAGTGCTGCGGCTCAGTCGTCGTCCGGATCAGCTCGAGAAGCTTCCCCGGATCCTTCAGAAGTTGCTTGCCTGTGATGTCGTCGGTGATTGACCGTACTCCCGCTGTTGCCCCCTCGTACTGCGGGAATGTCACCACAGAGAACTCTTTGATGAACGCCTCTCTGATCGTATGTTCCGGCAATCCCTCTGGGTTATGGTCGCTCTCACCGGGGGAGCGGAGCCGCTCCCATTTGACCGGGCGATAGCGGATCGAGCTGCCATAGACCCCACGGCGGAGTCCCTCGACGAGCAGGTCGGGGACACCGCGGAGAAGGCTCGCCTCGTAATGGGCTCCGTCATCCTCGTCGCGGAACCCTTCAAACGCGGCAATCGGTTGCCGCCCGAGAAAGTCGAGGCCATGCTCAAATAGGATCCTGATCCGGGCTGCACGCTCGTTCAGGGTTTTCGCGAGCGAGCCAGGGGCGAACCGTTCCAAAAAATGCCCCTCCACAGAGGAATCCACCTCTGTCCACTCGCCGTAAGGCATCATCCGTCCCTCAAGGACAGGGGCTCCGTCGCCCTCCTCGCGGAACCTCATCCCCTCCGGTTCCGTCGCCCGGTAAACGAATTCACCGGTGCCCATCGCTTCGATGTTCTCGTCGTTCTCGCTCATTCGTTTCGCTCCTGGTTCGTTGGCATAGAGGGCCGCCATCTGCTTCCCTGCTTTGGCTTTGGACGGGTGGCAGCCCTCCACCGTTCCGTCCGCGTCCTTGATGACCGCCCAGGGCTTACCGGCCGGGCATTCGCTCGACTTGTCGACATGCCACGGCATCAGGGTCAGTCGTCCCGGGCCAGATCCGTGAGAGCCTCCGCCAGAGCTCTCATTGCGGGTTTGTTGCCGTTTCCGTTCAAAGGTGGCTGGCTACCGGCCGGCTGGAGCTGCACCGAGAACAGACCGGTATGGGCCAACCGTGAGAAATCGTCGTTCAGGATGGCGTCCCGGGCGGTGTCGGCATCCCAGCCGGCGTCGATGAGGGTCTTCATCGCGGACGACTGGGCCTGTTGGATCTCGGCGCGGTCCTTTTCGTCCTCACGCAGAAACGGGATGTGCCGATCGTCGTACCAAAGCTCCGCGTCCGACGGGACGGTCACGAGCGGCGCCAAGGACGCGGACGCGTTCTGCCACAACCACACCATCGTCCCATCCACTAGGCGTCTACGAGCTTGGGAGTAGTTCGAGTATGTGGCCGCGTCCAGTCCTTCGCTCAACCCCACGATCACCGGGGGCACACCGGCGTCCGCCGCGATCCGTGTCTCGCCTGCACCCTGCACCTTCTTAAAGTCGATCTGTTCCAGGTTCGCACCGACCACTGTCACATCCGCGCCGCCACCAAGGAACATCGTCTTGTAGGCGTTCGCGACGCCCTCGTGCTGCTCCCGAAACATCTCCATCCACCGCTTCGCCGCCTCGACCTGTAGGTCCGGATTGAGCTTGATAGCGAGATTCGGTGTGGCGGCATGCTCGAAGAAGGTTTGGCGGTGCGACGTCATCGCCTGATCGGCCATGACCTCGCGGATGACGGGGGTCAGCCAGGACATGCCTCGGTAGCAGGCGATCGGGTCTGGAATCGGCGCGTAATGACAGACAACCTCGGGCAGCAACGGAACCGGGTCCTCGCCGCTCATCCGGCCCCCGGGGTGATAGAGATAGCCGACTATTTCGGCATCGAGGTCGTCGCCCGCGACGTCAGGATTGGTGTCGGAGCCAAGGACGATCGTCACCCAGTCCGGCCGCATCCGCTTGATCCCGCTCGGCCGCGTGGTGGCGTAAAAGTTGCCTGCGAAACTCGCGTCCTGCTCCATCCGCGCCAAGAGGTCCCCCGTGGTTCCGTTCCGCCATGGCTTCTCCAGGATCTGCAAATCCTGGTTGCCGAAAAGATCGCCGGGGCGCCCGTTGCGGAGTCGGCGGAACTGGAAGCGCGCCTGACTAAACAGCGACAACCGAACTAGCTCGCAGGCGAAGACGACGCCATTTGCCTTATATGCCTGCTGCACGTAACCGACGAAGGATGGATCTGGCTCCTCCTGCTTGTTATCGCCGTACCACGTGTTCACCCCAGTGATCGGGTAGGCGTTGCTGTTGTACGAGAACCACGACGCCCATTGGTCGAGGCTGAGCGGATCCCCAGACCGCTCAAGCACCATGGAGCGCTTTTTCCATGGGAATCTCATACGAGCCATACCATCGCCTCGGGCGCCTCGTTCACTGCCGGCAGAGCCGCCATCGCGAGTGCAATCAGCGCGTCGATCGGGCGACTCAGCTTCGGGTCTTTCACGAGTCGCCAGCCACGCTCGGTTTCTTTCGTCACCCCAGCTACCACATGCGCCCGCAAGTACGGGTCACCGTCGTGGACAAGCTGCCCAGAGTCGATCAGCCGATACAGGTTCGCGGACGCGTTCGCCATTCGCTCGGGCGACTGGGGGAACTCGACCATCGGCAGCCCCTCGCTCGTGAGGAGTTCGGCGGATCGGCGGAAAGCCCACGGGTCGAACGCGACCTGCTGGACGTTGTAGGTCTCGCAGAGTTCCCGAAGGGTCTGCTCCACCGTCTCGAGAGGGAGCGCGCCGCTGGCGGGTGGCCGCATGATGATCGCCCTCGCGGCGACCTTCCCGCCACCCCGACCCGCAACGATCGCAACCGCTGTCGAATCATGACGGACACCAATGTCGACTCCCAGCCACACCGGCTCACCCGTACTGATTTCCATGTCCGGGTCGGCGAGCGCATCCCAGGTCGCTGGGTTCAACCATGGCTCCTCACCTTCCGTCCAGATCCCGCACGCGAATCGCCGCCACTGCCACGGCGTCATCGACGGCGAGTCATGCCGCCGCCGCAAAGTCTCCTCCGTATGCCACGAAGCCGGATTCGCCTTCACCACCACCGCCAAATCGTCCACGTCGTCATCCGCCGATAGACACCATTCGTGCAGCACGAACGTCCCGTCCTCCGACCGTGCGTAATTCGTCTTCGCGTCCTCGTCCCGGCTGAACCCTGGAAGCGAATGCGCCTTCGCCCGCAGCAACCCCAACGGGGAATCCTGTGTCGCGCCGGCCGTGGAGATCGTCAGCATCCGCCCGCCCCGCGGGCCGAGCCCATCCATGAACACGCCGTACAACTCAGCCGACGGATGCCGGTGCAACTCGTCGACGAGCGCCAGCGTTGGAATCACCCCGTCCGCTGTGCCCGCGTCCGCAGCCAACACCCGGACCCGTGGCCCGTCTTTCGTCCCACCACGCAACCGGATCTCCCCATACCCCGACTTCACATCGAAGCGATCGGACATCCCCGACCGCCGAACAAGCCCCGCCGCCTGCTTAAACAAGATCCGCGCCTGGTCCCGGGATGACGCGCCGATCACACACTCCGCCTCCGGCCACCGCTCCAAATGAAACAGCGCCAACGCCCCCAGCAAAGTCGTCTTCCCGTTCTTCTTCGAGATGATGATGACCGACTCCACCGCGCCAGCGAAGTAATCCTCGAGCATCCGCCGCTGGAACGGCTCCAACACGAACGGCTCCCCGTTCTCCAACACGAGCTCACCGCAGAACTCCGAGAACGCAGCGAGCGTGTAGGCATCCATCGCCAACCCGAAATCGGGCATAGACGAGACCGCAACAGCCATTCAGAAAATTTCTCGCCGCGAGT